TACAAGCATTGCTAATGGTAAGGTTTACATCGTTGATAAAGTTGAATCTGCAGCAGAATTGCCAGAAACAAATCCTAGCTTGATTGTTCTTAGCGGAGATCCAACAAACGCTGCTGGTGATTGGCATGCTATTCTCGATGTTCCTGGTACATTAACACTTAATGGTGAAGATGTACACGCAGAATTCTACATTCCAGAATCAAAAGCATCTGCATATCCAAAAACAACGACTTCTGCTACTACACAAATTAGCACAATTATGGCTGATGCTAGTGCTTATGTTACAGAATCTGCAGCAGTTTACAAGATGCAGTTCTTCGATTGGAGTGAAGAAGCAACACTAAATCAGGAAATCATTGAACAATCTGCATACGATAAGAAATCTGCAGTAATTGGTACACAGTTTAGAGAAATTACTGGTGCTCTTTACAATCAGCAATTGGTGTTGAAAGACGCTAATTCTGCAATTTCTGGTGATATCTTTGTCGATGTTGCTGGTATGACATTAACTGATTTGAACAACGCTGACGATCCAAGATATGAACGTTATGCTGCTATTACAAAAGCAGGTTATAGTGCATATCCAATTACTAAGATGCCATACGCTGATGCTAAACAATTAGCATACGAACAATATGGTAAAGACATTGGTGAACTTTATACTTCTGCATACAGTGTGTTCGAATCTGTCGATCCTATCACATTGACATTGACAACAAGAATTATCTACAACAACAATCCAAACGACGTTGATGATACTGAAGATGGTGTATACACATCTCCATATATCTTCAATACTTACTGGGATAATGACATCGGTGTAGCTGGTAACTCTGTTGTTAAAGCTGCTTATATTTCTCGTCATCCTGACTACGTATATCAGCCTTGGGTTTACGATGAACACAAAGATGCTGTTAAGCCGCTAGTCGCATTCCCAACTTCTGATATCGTCAACGATCCAACTGGATTGTACAAAGATGGTTACACAAAGACTATCTTGACTGTCGATGAACCGGGTAACGGTGACATTGAACGCTATGACTCTGCACAAAACAATCAGCTTGTTATTGCAGCTGTTGCACCTGGTGAATGGGGTAACGACATTGGTGTATCGATCATCACTCCTGAAGTTGCTGGTAATGATGCATTAGTCGATCAAGCTGCAGCATTCGACTGGAAGTATTTGTTCGATGATGAAGATTTGGTCAATAAAGACTGGATGGAAAATCCAACTTATGAACGAAATCCAAACAACTTGACTTGGAAGAAAGTTTATAAGATTAACGTTTACGTTAAGACTAAGTCTCAGCAAGCATCTGTTTGGGGTTCTGGTCTTGATGCACTTGTTAAGGAACCTGTCGAATCCTTCTTGGTATCTAACGATCCAACAGTTAAGGATGGCAACGGTAACTCAATGTATGCACCATACGTCATTAACGGACAGTCTAAATACATTTACGTTTCTTTGAGCTCTGTTATTGCTTCTAGAACAACAGCTGGTACTTACGCAATGCCTAAACAGACATACAGCATTTATCAGTTGACTGGTGGTAAAAACTCTACAAAGAACGAAATTAAAGAAAAGACTGCTGCACTTGAACTTTACAGAGACCGTCAGAAATGTAACTTCGATATTATCTTCAACGTTGAAGCAATCGAAACATTCCAGTCTCGTCAAAAGTATGCTGCAATGCAGAATAGAATCGCAAGTATCGCAATCGATAGAGGAATTGATATTGGTTTCATTCAGGTAACCTCTAAGGCAGCTAAGACTGGCTACAAGGCACTATCTGAAGGTAAGCTATTCTCATTCGCAAACGGTTCTTACGTAGCTGCTCAGGCTGGTTACGATAGATACTACGATCAGTACACATCTAACTGGGTATATCTACCAAAGTCTGTTGCTCTTGCAGTTGCACACGCAAGATGTTGGAGAGCAGGTACACCTTGGTTAGCTCCAGCTGGTGTAACTAACGGTTCTATCGAATATAGCAATGGTCAGTTGTTGAAGTTGTCTGACCCAGAAATCGGACAATTGTACAACGCACACATCAACTGTTCAAGAACTTGCGCAGGTTATGGTGAACTTATCTACGGTCAGAAGACTATGTTGAAGAAGACAAGCGCTCTCAACAGAATCAATGTTCGTGGCTTGGTCAACTATATTGAAAAGCACCTTGAATCGTTGTTGCAACCATTCTTGTTCCAGAACAACACTGCTACAACAAGAAGCACAATGCTTACAACTGTTGATTCATTCTTGAGTGGAATTATGGCTGCTCAGGGTATTACTGCTAAGAGTGTCGTTGTCAAACCGGATCCAAGAGATTCTCATTTGGTCTACGTCAACATTAGCATTAGACCTGCTGAAGCAATCGAATTCATTCAGGTTACAACCACAATCAACAGAGCTGAAACTTCTATTACTACAACAGACAATTTGTAATAGTAAGTTTACAAATGACGTTAAAGGCAGGACTAACAAGTCCTGCCTTTTCTTATAAATAACTATATGATACTATCCGAAATGTTTATTCATGAATACACTGACGAAGAACGTCGTGAAGTGCTTGCTGCTAAGCGAAAATTACGTGAAGACGAAAAAGAATTGCTTTTGCAAGTTCAATTGATGTCATACAACACACTTATAAAAGACATTCTTGCTAAAGTGCCAACAGCTAAATGGACAGAGTTTAAATCACAAACTACTTATAAAGGAAAAATCATATATGAAGCAGACAACGGTTTTGCAGAACTTTGGTTCAGAAATGATGGCATGGTTGTGTGTTCTGATCCTACTACTGGCAGACGCAGTAAGTGTGAAACTGATGAAAAAATCTTCAATTGGATTGCGCAGCATCCGGCACTAAGTGATGACATCGATGATACTCAGTTAACTGGTGACATGATTGATGAAATATCGAGTAAGATTCTTAAAGTATTCATTTCGAATCCAATCGAAAAGTTTAAACACCAGACTAAAGTAGTAGGACGTCAGACTATATTTTCACAAAAATCGAACGATTTCTTCGAACTTTGGTATAGACCGTCTGGTGAAATATTCTGCAAAACACCTGATGGCAAATTTTACGTATTTAACAAACTAAAACAATTTGAACGTTTCTTAAAAGCTAATGCTAAATTAAGAATCGCTGGAGAACAATAAGTATGATAGGTGAATCTAAATTTACAGATGTAGCACTAGATAGTATTACAGACTATGTGTTATCAGTTAAAGCAAAGAAAGAACAAGCAAACGTGTTTGAATGTGTGAAATACGTGGCAGAACAATTGCAATATTCGATCAATGAAGTCACACACGCGTTTGGTGACATGATTAAGAAAGAAGTAGATCGTGCAAATGCTGCAACTGACGTAATCGATGAATCGGCTGAAACATTCAGCAAATCTTTATTGACAGAAGCTGACGCAAATGTCGAAGAAACACAAGCAAAAGTAGATGCAGCAGAAAAAACACAGACTACTGAAAAAGACATCAATGCACAAGCTGCAGAAGATAAGAAAACTAATACGTCTAGACGTTATTTCGCATTTACAAACTTCAATAAAGGTCAAATATACATTTGTAGCGAAGCTAAGGATGCGGGCAATTTAGTTAATAAATCACTCGAAAACCTTTATAATTTCCTCTCGACGTGTGAAAAACCAACGTTTTCTAACGGAATTTTGGTCGCTCCGATCACTTTTGCGACCGCTAAGCAATATTATACTGCTAATAAAGGAAAAATCAAATATCTTGATTTGACTCCAGAAAAGAAGGCTGAACAGGGACAACAACAGCAGACTAAATAATGTCTATCTTTGCTAAAGAATACATGCAAGGAACGTTTGTCCCGAAGCATCCTGAAAAGTGCTTCAATTACAATGGACAAGTCCCAGACGCAAAACCCATAACTTTCCGTAGTTCATGGGAACGTCGTTTATGCAATTTCTGTGATGAGCAAGACAATATTCTTGCTTATGGCTCAGAAGTGTTAAAGATTCCTTATTATAGCAAACAAGATGGCAAGACACATAATTACATTACAGACTTTGTAATGTTTGTTAAGAGTCGTGATGGTAGCTTGAAACGCTACGTAATTGAAGTTAAACCTGAAAATCAGACTGCAAGATTAGACGAACATGGCAATGTTATCATGCCGCCTCCGCCAAAGAAACCCACGCAAAAGAGATTGGCTAACTGGCAAGAACGTTGCAAGGTAATCGAAAGAAATAATGAAAAATGGACTGCAGCAAGAGACTATTGCTATAGAAATGGTTTCATCTTCAAAGTCATAACTGAAAAAGAACTTCGGTTTGTCATTTCGTTTCGAAAAACATAAATAATTTTACCAGAAAATTATTATATTTGATTTGAGATTATTATACAAGACGATTTTATAAGAGGCTAATATGAAAATTCGTAAACGTAATCGGTTCTGAAGTTGATTTTAGCAAAAAGAACATTATTGAAGCTATTTCCAGAGCCAATGAGAAAGTAAGACTTGACGAAAGAATTAGCACAGCAGAAATCAAAGATATTGCCAAAAACATTGAAGACCAGTGCAAACAAGCTGTAGCTGCTGTTTCATCAGACGATATTCAAAACTTTGTTGAAGATGCCATTATGAAAAGTGGCAAATACAACGTAGCAAAAGAATACATTACTTTCAGATATCAAAAAGCGCTAGATAATAGAAAGAACACGATTGATGATAGAGTATTGTCATTATTGCAAGGTGATAATGAAGATATTCAGCAAGAAAACGCAAATAAGAATCCTAACATTGTAAGCACAATGCGTGATTACATGGCAGGTGAAGTTTCGAAGGACTTATCACAGCGTTACTTACTTCCAGCTGACATCTTCAAAGCTCATAAGGACGGCATCATTCATTTCCACGATATGGACTATTTTGCAATGCCTATCCACAATTGCTGCTTAATCAACCTCGATGACATGCTTCAGAACGGCACAATCATTTCTGGTACAACAATCGATAAACCACACACCTTCAAGACAGCATGTAACATTGCATCTCAGATTGTTGCTCAAGTTGCATCATCTCAATATGGTGGACAGACTATTACAGCATCACACTTGTCAAAGTTCATTCCAAGTACGAGACAGTACTTCAAGGAAAAATATCCAACACTGACAGATGCACAAATTGAAGATCTTGTAGAAAGTGATATTACAGAAGGTGTTCAGACACTTCAATATCAGATTATCACATTGCAAACTACTAATGGTCAAACACCATTCGTTTCTGTTTGCTTGTATTTGAATGAAGCTGAAACAGAAGAAGATAAAGCTGATCTTGCAAGAGTTATTGAAGAAATTTTGAAGCAAAGAATTAAAGGTGTTAAGAACGAAAACGGACAATTCTATGCGAACCCATTCCCAAAATTGTTGTACGTTCTTGAAGAAGATAATATTCATCCTGAAAGCAAGTATTTCTATTTAACAAAACTTGCTGCTGAATGCACTACAAAGCGTATGGTTCCTGACTATATCTCTGAAAAGATTATGATGGAACAGAAGAAAGACAAGAAAGGCCACGGTTATTGCTATCCTTGCATGGGCTGCCGCTCATTCCTTACTCCTTATGTCGATCCAAAGACTAAGAAAGGTAAGTATTATGGCAGATTTAACCAAGGTGTTGTCACTATCAATCTTCCAGACGTCGCATTATCAGCTAAGGGTGATATTGAAAAGTTCTGGTACATTCTTGAAGAAAGATTGGAACTTTGCCACAGAGCATTAAGACTTCGTCATGAACATTTAAGAGGTGTTAAGTCTGACGTTGCTCCAATTCTTTGGCAAAATGGTGCATTTGCAAGATTGAAGAAAGGTGAGAAGATCGATGAGCTTCTTTACAATGGCTATTCTACAATCTCACTTGGCTATGCTGGTTTGTACGAAACTGTTAAGTGCTTAATCAACAAGTCTCTTACCGATGATGAAGGTATGGAACTTGGCAAGAAGATTATGCAGAAACTTAACGATAAGTGCAAGGCATGGAAACAAGTAGAAAAGATCGACTATTCTGTGTATGGCACTCCAATCGAAAATACAACAGAAAAGTTCGCTAAGTGTTTACAACGTAGATTCGGTATCGTACCTGGCATTACTGATCGTAATTACATTACTAACAGTTACCACGTGCCTGTATTTGAAGAAATTGACGCGTTCAAAAAGATCGATATTGAAGCTGAACTTCAGCCATTGTCTCCAGGTGGTGCTATTTCATATATTGAAACACCAAACATGGAAAACAATGTTGAAGCTGTATTGTCAGTCATCCAGTACATGTATGATAAGATTATGTACTGCGAAATCAATTCAGAGTTAGACTGGTGTCATGAGTGTGGTTCTACTGGTACGATTGAAATGATTCGCGATGAAAATGGCAAGTTCATTTGGCGTTGTAGAAATTGCGGTAATACGGATTTATCAAAGATGAACGTCATCCGTCGTGTATGTGGATATTTGGGTAATGCTAATTACATGGCTCAAGGTAGAATGGGCGACATTCACGATCGAGTTAAACATCTGTAAGTTATCTTCGTGTTATAGCACAAATCCTGCATAGCAATATGCAGGATTTTTATTATATTTGAATAAATATCTTTATGAATTATCGGAAACATTAAATTCGTCGACTCCGCTGATGGCGACGGTGTTCGAGTATCATTGTTTGTGTCGGGTTGTAGAAATCATTGCAAAGGTTGCTTTTCTGAAGTAACTTGGGACTTTAATTACGGACAACTCTTTACTGCCATCGAAGAAAACGAAATCATCGAAGCTTGCAAAAAGCCATACATCTCAGGTTTGACAATTTTGGGTGGAGACCCAATGGAACAAGAGAATCAGTTGGCATTGTTAGCTTTCATCAAAAAATTCAAAGAAGAATGCCCTAACAAGACTTTGTGGATATTTACAGGTTATGTGTATGAACGAGATCTTTTGTATGGCCAACGCAAATACATTCAAGGCGTTACCAACGCAATTCTCGACTATACAGACATTCTTGTTGATGGACCTTTCATTGAAGAAAAGAAAGATTTAACTTTGAAATTCAGAGGAAGCTCTAATCAACGTTTGCTGTCTAAAGAAGACAGAGCAAAACTTTCAAAAGCACAGTAAAATTATTATACTTTAAACATGAATAATAACATTTCTCATGTAGTGATTGAAGGCTGTGATGGTGTTGGTAAGTCAACACTTCTCTTTGGTTTACAGAAAAAGTTCAACAGAATCGGTCCATCTTTTAGAGATAGGGGAGAACTATCAGACTTTGTTTATGCAAAGAAATTTGGTAGAAGTGTGGTTTCTGTGAATCAGTGTCATTTACCTTTCTTGTATGTTTTAATTACGAAATCTGAAGATGAAATTCGTAAACAACTTGAAAGACGTGCACAAATAGATCCAGTTGCGGCAAAAGATTTATCTGAAGAGTTAGATGCTATTAAAGATCAAAGATTGTTCATGGATGTGTTTCATGAATTCAAAGTCGATCATCATGCTATAATGTGTAATTTGACTGGCAAAACTATTGATGAATCGATAGATTTTGTCTACGATAAGATTAACGAATATCTTGAACATTTGCCAAAAGATTGCGCAGATTCTACAACTCACTTTATTCTTAGCAGTGCAGCTTGTAAGAAACAATGGCGTTTTTATTCAATCGACGGACAACCTTACTTTAATTCAAAGATGGCAATTCTAGACCCAGATAAACACAATGGTGTCTACGAAACTGTTACTGACAAAACATATCCAGTTTCTTTGATGTATGCAGCAGAGTTTGAATCATACGTCAAAGATCGTGTTAAAACAGACAAGAATTTGGCTATAGTTGATAATAGAGTATTTTCAGACGATCATGAAGTAATTCTTCCAGAACATACGACGAATGTCATGAATTGCATGGAAGGTTTCATGAATGTTTTTAACACATCATCTTGTGTCGAATATTACACAAGATACGGGTATCGTCATGGAGTATCTCCGATGCTATATTTGGCAGCTATGACAAATACAGTAATTTTCTTTGATCAGAGACATACACTTCAGATGGATATTTACGAACAAATTTATAAAAATCACGAAGAGCTCATTAAATATGTGACATTTATTAGTAAGGATTCATTGAAAGAAAAGAAAAAAGACGTTTTTGATAACGAAAACATTAAAAAAGCCATACTTTTTGCACAAAAACAGTGGTATTTGGTCAACAAGACAAAGTTTTTATAAATATTTAAAACTTTGATAGTATAAATAAATATTATAATTGCAATTATAAGGAGTATTTTCAATGGATAATAAGCAAAAATTACTTGCAGAACAGTACCTTTATACTGCTGCATCTCGTTTTTTCGATGAAGAACCAACAATCGTTGAAGCAAAGGCTGAAGACGCAAAATCCGTAATCACAGAAAAGACACTTTACACAAAGGATGGAACTCCAGTTAACGTTCCTGATGATGTGTATAACTCTATCTTTAAGACAACTTCACTTGGTGTAGCTGCTGGTGATGAAGGTGATGCAGACCCAGACGCACTTCAGACTGAAACCGGCGTCGATTTCGATGCTAAGGCAAATGCTGCTCAAGTTGCTGCTGCAAGCAGAGATCTTGCTAAGCAGAATGCTGCAAAGAGCTTCGGCGATCGTGCTTCTGCAGGTCAGGCAATCTATGACGCTCTTGCTGAAGAAATCAACACTGTCGTTAAGGAATTTGCTAACGAACAGATCGAAAAAGGCCGTATTACTTATGACGAAGATCTTGGCGAATGGGTCATTGGTAATGACGATCCAAAGGCAATTAAGCAGTTGCTAAGCATCCTCGAAGTTAAGGTCTATCAGGAAGTTATCAAGCCAGCTAAGGCTACTTTGAAGAAGAGTCAGCAAGATGCTCTATTGGCAACATTCCACAAGACATTCACCAACCCTGCACACGTTAAGGATGGTACACCTGCATTCAAGGGTGCTAAGTTGCTCTTGAAGAAGACTTTGAATGGCATGAAGGAAAGCACTGGTGCTACTGAAACATTCGATGTCGACACTGAAGCACTTGCAGAAGCATTCTACAAGGCATGTAACACTGTTCTTACAGAAATGTATGCAAAGCGTTACGATGTTGAACCAGAAGAAGCTTCTCAGATGTTCATCCTCAAGGATACACCTGCAGCTGAAAGCGCAGAAGACTAATCATTCTTCTTGTTTACCTTATTTTAAAACAGCAGCTCACAAAGCTGCTGTTTTTCATTGATAAATACTTTATTAAATTTTAATAAACTGAGGTGATTTTATGTTAAATTGCGACACAGTTCGCTTCGATGGTAAAAATATTGCGCTCATCTATGTAGGTGATAATAGTGGTTGTTCACACGTAAGACTTAGATATAACGCTATGTATTTCGATGGTATTGATACTGGCGTAATTCCTATTGTGATGCCAGTCTTTACATTCGATCCTAACATTTTAGCACATTGCAAATCAATCGTATTCCAACGTCCAGTTTCTCCAACTCATGTAGAAATCGTTAAACGTTACAAAGCATTACAGCCAAAATATGGCTACAAGATGGTATTTGAACTTGATGACTTGATTTTCAAAACTGGTCTCGGTCCTGCTGATAAAGAAGATGGCATTCCATCTTACAATATGAGTAGTCAGCGTATCAATCTTGATGCTATTCAGAATATATTGAAAGATGTTCTTCCTTTGATGGATTTGATTGTAGTTTCAACTGACTATTTGAAGAAAGCATTTGAAAAAGTATTTGGCGTAAACAACGTCATGACAATTAAGAACGTTGTGCCAAGATACTTGTGGAACTATCCGCGTAAAGGTGATATTACTGAAGATTTGAAAAAGCCAAGAGTAATCTATTCAGGTTCTCCAACGCATTACATCAACCCAATTCCTCCGAGAGCACCATCTCCTCAAGAACCTCAGGGCTTTCCTGGTATTGCTGGTAAACGCGGTGACTGGAATACAGCACTATGTGACTGGGTTATTAAGAATGTCAAAGAAGATAAGATTGACTTTATTTGCATGGGTGCTCTTCCATTCTTCTGGGAACCTATCAAAGACAAGATTAAATTCATTCCTTGGGCAAATTCTCAAACATTCCCAAGATTGTTCATGGAACAGATGGCAGATTTTAGCATTGCAAGTATCGTAGATAACGAATTCAATAAATGCAAATCAGCCTTGAGATTTACTGAAGCTTGTGCAACAGGTGCTGTTTTTATCGGTACTGTCTTTAGTTCTAATGACGATAGTCCTTACAGAGAAATTCATCCTGAATGTAAGTATTACGACAATTGGACAGTTGATCAAATCGACAATATGTTCTGGAAATTGTGTAAGAAAGAAAAGTTCAATGAAATCAGAAATTGGCAATATCAGCAATGTAATCAAGCTGACTTCTGGTTAGAGTCTTCTAAACACATGAATGACTGGATGAACATGCTTGACAGTAAAGACACAAGTCAGTTCATTTAACAAAACTAAAGCCGCTCATTAGAGCGGCTTTTAAATTTTAAAAATTATAGTGCATTGTTAGCTGCATCAATTAGTGTTGGACCCCAAGTTTCTTTACAAGCTTCAATACCTTTATCTGTAATGTCAAACAAACTGCCATTTCTTGAAGAAACACCTACTTCTTCTGCATAACCCAATTGAATTAAGTTATACATTAAAGCAGAAAGACCACTTACACCATTTGCAATGTATCTAACTTTATTTGTCGGAATTGGTTGATTTGGATATTCATATTTTACTGCGCGACCCTCTGTGCCAACAGAATATTTAGCAGCAGTTTGTACTGTAACAGGTCCACCAACATTATCATCACGTGTAGCAGCGTATAAGCCAAACAATAATTTAGCTAAATCTGTTGGTGTTCCACCGTGCATTAGTTTTGTTGCAAATTTCGTATGATAATCATGCACTCTATTAAAATTGATTTTTTCATTTAAAAAAGATTTTAACATATTATCTCCTTATCTATTATTTATGTCAATTTCTGTATGAATTTCATTCATTTCAGCTTCGTCAACTAATACGTCGAAATCACATTCTTCGTATTCAAAAGTACACGTAAAAGTTGCTATGTTCGACTGACCAAACTGAAGTTGTAAACTACCAAGATTTGTCAAGAAAACACGCTTGAACAACATTCTAGACACTATCTTTTCGGTGTTGTCTAAATTTTGAAGTTCTACAGTCTCAATTCTATTATAGTGCAAATAATCATCTGGGTGAATCTTATTACTCTTTCTTTCGCCAACGCGAGAACCTGAAATCCAGCATTTTGCTGCATAGTAATTTAAAAGTTTTTCGTCAACTGCAAAAGTCACATGAAATGCATTCAATTGACGATAACCAACCGGATTTGGGTGTAACTGCTTAATATGTCCAATTTGCGTGTTTAGCATTGGACCACTAATGTCAGGAATCGTAAAAGACTTAATATTGTTTTCAAAAACTGCCATATCTAACTTTTTACCAGTAAGATTGGGCCAAGTGTTGAAAATCAACTTATATTGGTTGTCATTATAATTGTTAATTATATTCGTTACATGAGACATAACACATTTTCGTCCTATAAATATATTTATGGAAGGCTTAGGCACAGGAACATCATTAGAAACATTACTGCAAGAATCGCAACAGCACACGGTGTTGCTGTCTGATCTTCGCGAAAATTCAGAAGTTAGAAGAAAAACTGATGAAAAAACACTTACTCAGTTACAGAAATTACAACAAGCTGCTTCACAAACTTTAGAAGTTGCTAAAGCCCACAAACAACAAAGTAAAGAGTCATCAACTACA